CTACCCACCACTGTCCGTGCTTGCATCGTCTGAGCCTGTCATCGGTGAGATTGCTGAGTGAGATAAGGGCTGACCTTCGGACTCCTCCGACGACGACGATTTGAGCAATCTTACAGCAAAGATCGTGACACTCAACGGAGCTAAGTTTTCGTCCAGAAGCTTCCCGAAACAGGTCCACCGTGAATCGGAACAATTCGACGAGAGGTTCAGGGCCACTTGCACGACCTCCGAAAGTTTTAAGTGCGGAACCTGCAGGTCGTACTCGACTAACGTCCCATCTGGGAACTTGACCTGAATACAACAGTGATACCAACTCCCTAAACGATTTCGCCCATCCGATCTTCGAATCTGCAACATTGATAACTGTATCTGTTTCATGGAACTCCTCCGCAACCTCCGGTAGTTTCTGTACGTACTGACGCTCGACACTGAAGCCTACGCCTGTGCCACACATGAGCACGTACATCATTTCATCAAACGCCTTGGGGTGATCTATAGGCAGATAGCTACAGTTAAACCCCGCTACGTTGTCACGCTCCAGCGCCTCTCCTGCAGTCATCAGTGCTCGCATAGAAGGCATTACGTCTAGATTGTGTACAGCCTCGTAAACCTCCTTACGTGCAGGCTCTGGCAGATCACCACCCCAAAAGTTTACGTACCGGTTGACTGTTTCTTCCCAAGTCTCCCTACGCTTTTCCTCTGGCAAGTACCTTGCGTATCGACTCTTGTGTATGTACTGTTGATATGCGTCCATCTATTCTGTTACTCCTAACGTTTCGTTAATGATTGCTTGGCCTGCCATCTGCAAAAGCATATACACCCCATCAGGATACTGCTCGTTGGACGCTACCTCAAACATTTCACCGTCTTCGTACATCACAACAGCCACCTTTACCTTACGTCCCTCCTCCTCGTGTTGCATCGCTTTGACTACAAACGCTGATAGAAACTCTGATGTGGTGATCTCTTTTTTATCTTGGTCCTTGTTACCAAACTTCCCTTCTACTACTTTCATAAGGCTACCTCCTTGATTAACCAATCTAGGTAAACCCTAGCTTTACGGAGGTCCTCTACGCCATTCTTGTACTCGTACCTCCAAAGATATTTCAAGCAGTTGCCCTTGAGATACCCCTTGTACTCCTGTGGGTGCATGGACGCCTTGATTGCTTCAATGGCCTCTATCGCTCCCTTGTTGTAGTGATCTGGTTGTGTCACTGGGTTGCTCTTGTCCTGTGGGTGGTACAATTTACCTACTGCTGTCTTAGACACTTTGTTCCACTCCTCTGGCGTTACGTCGTCTAAAGATTTCTGCTTCTCAAGATTCTTACGTAACTCATCGCAGTCTTTGGCGTACTTTGCACAATCTTCTTCGCTCATGTTCCACTCATTCTTCATACTCTTCCTCTAGTTCCTCGTGAAAATTCTCTAGCTTCTTGAGTAGTTTATCTTCAAACCTGTCTAGTATTTCTTCTGATGAAATCTGCAGGGCTTCCAGAAGATCGTCAGGATCATAGAACCGCAACAGCTTCTCCTTAATTTCTTCTAGTGTCAGAGACATAATCAACCAACTCCTTAAGCGTATCTATATTATACCATAAAATTTCATGTTTGTCACACCATTCTGCCATAGTAAGTTTGGTACTTTTACTCACTTTCTGATTCGGCTTCATCAGTACAAAGATGAGTTCTTGCGTCTCTGGGAGACACTGAGAGATCGCTCTATACTTCTGCGTGTCTCCTGCTCGAAAATATCCTTTGCACTCAATGAGATACGTTCGTCCGTTGAGTTCGTACACAAAGTCTGGGGTGTACTTCCGTTCGATCCTGTACGGGACTTGGAACGGTTCGTAGCTAAAGCCAAATGGTTGTAACTGCGTTGCGACATCTTTTTCAAACTCCGATCTAAAGTTTCCTCTTTTAGACTTCCGTGACCTTCGGCTCATTGACCACCTCTGTTAAATATCTGGGACCACTTGAGTAGATGAAGGTTCTTACTTCGGGCCAACAGGTAAACTTGTAGGGACAGTACGAACAACCGACTGCGAGCTTTTTGTTTCCACTCTTGCCATCTGGTACGACTTCGTGGCAGTGCTCTGGTGCCTCCGGTTGCTCCACTAGCTTTTTTATGCGTTCGATGTGCTCCTCTATGTCATAGCCAATCTTTTCGTGAACGGGTGCCTGTGTATCCTCTGTGTCGTACATGAGGTACGTCAGATGTCCGTTCTGCTTGTCCATCGCTAGCCAACCAAACTTGGTTTCACCTTCGGAGTGTGCATACCCTTTAATTTGAGCAACGTATCCAAACGGGTCATCATAAGCCAAACTTCCATCCTTGAATTTCTTAAACCCAAACGATGAGACACTCTTAATATCAGTGACAACACCGTCAATTTTGCAGTCCATAGAGCCTGTGATACCCGCCACTTCACACTTTTTCTGTTCATCTGTCACCTCGTGTCCTGATAGTCTGGTTAAAAAGAGTAGCATCTCTTCGATCAGATGCCCGTACATAAACTTGACGTAGGTGTTAGGAGTCATTTCCTCCTGTACGTCAGGGTTGTTCACCACGTTCCAGAGGTAACGATCATCACGCCCGATGTTTGACATTCGTAGCTTGCGTCCGTCACGTTTCTCTGTGAACAGGTTTGTCATAAGCCGCTTGCAGTTCTCACCAAAGCGTTCAATCTCATCGTACAGATCGACACCATCAGCAGGCTCCTTTTCAGACACTACCTTGTAAATGTCATCTACCAGTGAGTAAAGTTTGTTCATGCTTGATGCTCCACAAAGCGACACTTACGTGTGTCTGGGTTAAAGTGTACGTAGCACACGTTAAGCTTCTTCTGTTTGTCTGTGCGTCCCTTCAAGTTGGTGCGCCTATAAGATTTAATGTCCAGAAACTTCACCTGTCCTTCTGGGTCAACACAGATCATGTCTACAGGTCCCGTAGCCCCAGCGTTGACAAACACTTCGTAGCCGTTGTCCCAGAGCCAAGTGACTGCGTAAAACTCTGCAATGTCGCCTATGCGATTACTGTCTGTTACTTTGGTCATCAGTGTGTCTCCGCCCACGTTGATCCGACTTTGTACTCTCCGTCAAGGGGGCATCTGAGTTCAAAAGAAATGCCAGCCGCCTTGATGCACTCGACTGCGAGCCAGCCAAATTTCTCTGCTTGTTCTGTAGCCACCTCCGATTGTATCTCGTCATGTATGTTCCCTATAAACTTGTAGTCAATGTTGTGTTGCGTTGCGTAGTCATCCAACAGAACCAGCGCACGTTTCATAATGATTGCACCAGCAGACTGCAAGAGTGTGTTTAGTGCACTATGCTCTGATCTGACCCAAAGCTTTCGTCCGTCGAGTCCGATGAGGTATCCTTTCCTAGAAGCAGATCCAACTCGTTCTCGTAGAGTTTCAAGAGAAGGTGTATTTCGTAGAAAGCGTGTCCTAAGCGCATTGCCATCTTTTGCCGTTCCTCCGACGATGCTTCCAATCTTTGCGTCTCCTGCTCCGTAGAGGAAAGCATAGATGAAAGTCTTTGCTTGAGGTCTTGTTGCAAGCCCAGAAGCAAGTTGATTTCTGGTGTGAATGTCGTCTCTAAGCAAGACATTTGTAAACTCCTCGTCGCCCATGTAGTGAGCGAGCATCCGTAGTTCTAGTCCACTAGCGTCAACACCCACTAGCTTACGTCCCTCTGGCACAATCCAGCAGTCCCTGCACTCCTTGCCAAACTCAGAGTTAACTGAGGGGACCTGTGCCATGTTGGGGTTCTGGTGAGTCATACGTCCGGTTACAGCACCGTTAGTAGTGACCCTGCCGTGTACCCTTCCGTCATCCTGTACGTGCTCTAGCCACGAGTTGACTTGGGCGTACCGCTTCTGGAGTAAGAGGTATTCCAGTACTTGTTGCGCTTCGGGAACATGATGATTCTCTTTAAGCGCCTTTTCGTCAACAACTGGTTTGCCTGTCGGAGTGAGGTCCGTCCATACTGCACCCTTAGCTGTAAGTCTGTCTGCCACTTGCTGACGGGAGCCAACGTTGAATACAGTGACTTTATCCTTAAGCCGTTTACCAGTTTTCTCTGAGTATCGCTCCTCAACAATCGGCGGGAAAAGCGCCTGAAGATCCGCTTCAATAACATTCATTCTCTCCTTAAACTTGGCACACAGGATGTGGCACAGTCGCTGATCTAGTAGCCAACCGTTGCGCTCCTGTCCCTGTATGACCCACTGAACCTCGTGCTCCAGATCAATACTGTCCTGAGAGAACCCGTCTAGCTCCACCTGTAGCCTCTTGTACACAGCCTCTGTCACCTCTGCGTCACGGATGCAGTAGTCGATCATGGCTGGCGTAAGCTGGCTCCAATCATCGTGGTCACCTTTTGGAAAGCCTAGGATGTTGCCCCAGTTTCGCAGGGAGTGACCACCAGACCGGCTAGGGTCTGCCAAGCGTGACAGAATTAGCGTATCAGTGACCATACTCCGGTCAAAACTAAAGTTCCAAATACGCTCAAGTACAGGCACATCAAAACCAATTCCGTTGTGGAAGACGAACGTGCATCCTTCACGATCCGATACATACGCTTTGAAGTCTCTCTCATTGCATATTACCTCCGATACTCCGTTGTGTCGGCACACTGCACACCAGATAGTTGTGGCGTCCAGACCGTCAGTCTCAATGTCACAAAAGACTAGATTCAAAACTCAGTCTCCGGTGGGTTAGGGTTAGCACACTCGTGGATACGTCCGGTAAACTTGTCGTACCGTAGCCAGCAGGCTGGGCCTGTCTCTCCAGCGTAACGGTTCTTCAGCACCCTGACGCACGTAGTGTTCCTGATTGTTTCGTCCTCGTGTTGCTGGTTGCGTTCCATGCCGATGACAATATCAGAAAGCTGTGCTATGCTCTGGCTACCACGTAGGTCCTGTAGGCTGATGCGGCCTCCGTCCTCGTGTGCAGTTCCAGAGCTACGCTTCAGGTGTGACACGAGAAACAATGTGATCCCTGTCTCAGCAACCAGTGTGCGTAGCTTGGTCATAATCTCGTCTATAGCTTTCCGTTCGTCCCCGTTCTCTTGAGAAGAAACCACGATGGACAAGTGGTCGAGTATGATATATCGACAGTCGCAGGCCTTTGCCATGTGCCGTACTCTTGAAAGAAGCTCGTCGGCTGACGTTGATCCCCAGTGATCGAAAAGGTAGTAACGTCCAGACCCCATCGTTGCTTCCCAATGAGGTCTAAGCTCATCAACAGGCGTGTCTTCCTCCAAGTGGAGTCTCCTAGATGATGCCACCGACATAATTCCCAAAGCTGTCGTTGCGACATCCTCCTCCAGTGCAAGTACACCGATGTTGGCGTCTGTGCGTTGAAGCAGATCGTACTCAAGTTCTCTGATAAACTGGGATTTTCCCATACCACTACCGCTGGTGATAGTGACAAGTTCGTAGGGTCTGTGTCCTCTTGTGATTTCATTTAGTCCATCCCACGGGTACGGTATGCTCTGTACCTGTCGCTTGTTGACCAAGGCTTCCCATGTGTCAGCACCGGCAATGATACCATCCGGTCTGTACACCTTGGCGTCCCACCACGCCTGAGTAAACTCCTGCACCCTGTTAGCCATCAGCATTTCACTGGCGTCCTTCAGAGGCAGTGTGCATATCTTCAGCTTGTTGGGACTGAACAGGTCCTTGATCTGCTCTACGGCAAGATCACCGGCCTTATCTTGGTCAAAACAGATGACCACGTTGTCGTAGCCCTCTAGCCACTCTAGCTGTGCTTTGATCTCTTTTGCGGCACTCCCAGCACCAGACCGTAGGGACACTACATCGTACTTCTGCCCAAACATCTCGTAGACAGACATAGCGTCCAGTTCGCCCTCAGTGATCGTGACGTACTTACCCTTGCCACGGCACTGCTTCTGACCAAACAGACCCACGTTAGACATAGAGCCTGACGATAGAAAATCCTTGGTCTTGACAATGCGAGACTTTGCGGCTACTAGCTCGCCCGTGTCTACGTCGTAGTAAGGGTAGTAGTGGCGAGCAATAGTACCGTCTGGGGCGTAGTCCACAGTAACCTGATACTTACTTACGGTCTTCTGTGACAGACGCCTGTCGGTGATCTCTGCTACCACACCACCCATGCTCAGAGTACTGGCTGTTGACACCTGTGTTTCCTCTCCTGTTTCACCGTTAACGTGATAGTCACAGTCGGCAGAGAAACAGTGGCGGCCCCCGTTGGAGTACACCGCCACATTGTTCCTACTACCGCACTTGGGACATTCCTCGTGGTGTAGGAATTTAGATTCCATCAGAAGTCAACAGCGTCTGCGGATGGCTCCGCTTCCTCCAGCACCTTCACAGCCTCCAGATACACTGGAGTACCGTGCACGGGGTGTGCAGGGCCTGTCTTGTACTTCAGACGGACACGGGAGTTGTACGGAACCTCACCCATGTAGGTGTTACCCTCCGCATCGTACAGGCCGATGGTGTACTTGGACTTAAACTTGCGCTGTTTATTGCCCTCGTAGTCCTTGATCTTGACACCCTGTGCCGCCAAGGTAGCCGCATCGTCCTCAGACATGGTGATGGTCATGCTGAACGTGCCAGTGTCCTGACCGTTGTACACATCGTGCTTGGTGACGTTTGAGAAGTTCACCGTACCTTCAATAACTTGACTTGACATAATGAGATAATCCTCGTTGTTAATTGAAAAATGGCAGACACAGGGCCTGTATTGTGCTATGCGGTTCACAACTGCGACAACGTACCCCGCCCATTGCTATCAGTTATCAGCCACCCTGTGCCTTTAACGCTTGCCATAACGACTATTTTCGGATAGCTCCGACCCCGTGGCTGTTACACCACTTCTCATCGTGCGGGTCACACTAGCCAGTAACTAACCGGCACGTTCATTTCACCTATAGTATCTCACGTTCAGGGTCTTTTGTCAAACCCTTTTTACGTGATTGGTACTTTTTGGCATCTTTCTTCCTGTCCTTGTGTACACCCCCCTTGTTGTGATCGTGTTTGGCTACAGGATTCCAGCGCCTCCCTACTTTAGTTTCTCCTGTAGTATTATTCATTAGTATTTATCCTTTAGTTAATCATCTCTAGATATACTTAAGTATATATTATCATAGTTTTCCTGTAATGTCAACACCTCATCCTGTGTAATATTACCGTCAATTTCTATTGACTCCATGTTCTCTAGCTCCCAGTGAGTAGAGATAGACACTGCCAAACAATCGGTACACAGGTCATAGTGTACGCCCCTTGCGTCCTTCTTCAATGTCTCAGCGTCATCTAAGATAACGTCACAGGCTTTACACCTCATCTGTCAATCCTCCCTCTTTTTTAAATGCGTTCGATACTGACAAAACCAAAGCCGCTAGAATCGTCATAGGTAACACAACAGGAAACACTATGCACACCACGATAGGTATAACCCAATCTGAATGGTTGTCTTTCATCCGTTGTCCTCCGGTCCAAAGATTTGTCCAAACGCCCTGCACAGGTCCTTGTAGTCCATCTTGGTGTACTTCTCACGTATCGACGTACGTGCAATGGATACTACCGTTGCAAAGTCAATGAAACCTAGCTCGTACTCTGTGAGGTCCTCGATCATCTGAACCTGTGACAAATCTGGCTCTTGTCCGTACTCATCCATTTACAAATCCTCGTCTTTTGGTACTGTGTCTGTCCAATTGTATGTTACCGCAATGTACAGGGCTATGGGTAGCCACAGGGGTGCAGTAATAGCAGTCAGCACCCACGATAATATCCGATACACATCAATCTCCTATAAAAATCTCTGCTAAAATGAAAACGATAACTGCCGCTAGTATCCAGTATATCACACTGCCTCCCTACCGTACCACTTCATAGGGATACCTCGTGCGTCCCAATCGTCTGCTTTGTAGTTGTAGTACGTCATGTAACCCACTACTGGATCACTAGACTTGCACTCATCTGGCATACACTGTGGAAAAGTGGTCAGAGGTCCGTCAGGGATAGCCCTAGGAGGCTCTGAGAGCGTCTGCCAGTGATCTTTTAGCGACTTGTGTACCTTACCATAGCGTCTGGTGTATTCTTCGCCTAGGGCCTTCCAGTGAGCCACAGCCCACAGGTAGTTTGAGCGAGTCTCACGTACCCACACGGTGCACGGGTGGTTCTTGTGCGCTGTTTTGTACGCTACCTGTCCACCGTCTAGCTCGTTGTGAGCACTAGACAGCATCTGTGCCTCCTCTAGTGGCATTTTGACAATGTGTTTGTCACACTGTAACACTGCCGCCTCTACCGGATCTGTCGATAGTATAAACCTATTCATAGTCAATCCCCGTGGTCTGTCCAATGGTAGTCAGCGCCTGCTAACACCTCATCTTGTATGATAGCATCAAAATAATCGTAGTTCCACCCCTCGTACAGATCTTTTTCACCTACTGTGATCTTGTCGATGGTCACTAGATCCTGATGGTCATCTGAGTCTAGCGTCCAGTGCACCACTACATCAAGCGTAGCCCACTCGCAGTCAAGTTCTAGTGGTGTCTCGTGTTTCCCGTATCGTCTGCTCATTGTCTGGTGTCCTCCTCCAGTGTTAGCCACAGCCAGATTATAGCACAACCGAAACCCCATATCCACAGTATGTCACTGTCCATTAGTCAATCCCCTTTTCCGTTCTGGTTATACAGTCTACCCATTGATCCACATCGTCCTGACTAGCGAGCCAATGAAACGCAGTCTCTCCAAGGGAATCACAAGCTACCTCGTATGCCGCCTCCCAATCGCCACAGTTACCGATGAAAATTAACGTACCGTCTACCAGTGCATACCAATTCATTAGTCAAACCTCCCGATTTTAGTCTCGCCTGTGTCGTTATCACGTATCGCTGTGATAGCGTAAGGGTAGCAGTACATTGTGAACCGGTCAAGGTAGCTTATGGTTGCGTATGGTTGCAAGTCGGGGTCCTCTGGACTCTGGTAAGCTCCGGACTCTGCCACAGTCCCGCCAAACGGGTACTGGAACCCACCAAACTGATAGATGCTGTCCATCGCTTCCGCTACCTGTTCCAGTGTCTCACCCTCCTGTGTGGCGTGGATAAAAAACTCTGGCAAGATGCCTAGGTACTCCCGTGTAACCTCTGGGTACGCTTCGTGATTCCACTGTACGCTATACTCTTTCACTGTTTGCTCTCCTGTAATTCTCTACGGTATTCACGGTTTAGCTCTAACCGGATCTGTCGGTGCTCGTCCTCATGCTTCCAGCGTAACCGCCTTAGTCGCTTTATCTCTAGCTCTATAAACTCGATTTCCTGAGCTAGTAGCTCCAAGCGTTGTTCCCGTGTAACGTCTGTCATTGTCTCATGCTCCCGTGGTTGAATTTGTGCCGGTATTGGGTTACGTAGGGACCGGCTGAACCTACTCGCTAGGTTGTTAACCCTAGCATACAGGCCTAGGTACTGTTTTCCCTATCCTGCTTCGTTGCGTGTTTGTCTCACGTACCCTTGTGTGTACGCAAACACTTTCGCTTTACCGTCACGGACTAGTAGCTCCGCAAAGTCTGAACCAGTATAGTCACTCTCTGGCGTCTGTCTATAGTAAAAATTACCACTTTTGTACGGGTTGTATGTGATCTCCGTCTCTGGTAGGAGTCTGTCGTACTCTGGCAATTTCCAGTCTGTCATCTGCCCCACTAACCCAGCGTGTACGTTCTTACGCTTTTCCCGTAGGACACGCTCACGGCCTTTCTGAGACACTCTAGGCTTTACGTCTCGCAGTGCTACGTGAAACGTGCGAGCGATCACACGGCCTTTCTGTGGACCCTCTAGGGCCTTCACAGACCACATTTTCATGTGTAGGTTGAAATATACAAACACTCTCATGCTGTTACCCTCTGGCGATCATATCGCCCTGTCGCTTTACCATACTGCGCCCGTGTCCAATGTAGCAGACCACAGACACTGTTTTGTCC